TCGTTTGCTCATCGTCTCTCCTGCGCTGCGGCCATTTTGGCCGCTATCAGGCAGAAACTCCACTTATCCCACTGTCCAAATTTGTCGGGCCGGCTCTGTGCGAGGCGCGGCGAATTGGCTCGGTCGGGCGAAGCATCGTCGCGCTGCCGCGTTGATGCATGCTTTTTCGGCAATCATCGAGGCGACCGGGTGGCTCCGCGACGAAGTCGCCAATATCCGCTCTTCGCTCGATGGACCGAAATCTCTCGGAGAGTTACAAAGAGCGGCCGAGGAACCTGCGGAGGGCTACCAAATTCACCACATTGTGGAGCAAACGCCGGCTCGGGCTGATGGCTTCTCGGAAGAACCAATTGAGAGCTCGGACAACAAAGTGCTCGTACCCACATTAAAGCATCGGGATATCAGCGGCTGGTACTCCATGCGAAATGAGAAATTCGGCGGGCTCACCCCGCGGGGTTATCTACGCGGAAAAGAGTGGGATTCAAGGCGCAAAGTTGGTATTGATGCGCTCATAAGGTTCGGGGTTCTCAAGCCGTGACGAAAACTGCGCTCAAAGATATGACAGTCGATCAACTTGTGGATAGCTTCGCCGAAATTGGCATAAGCCAATATCAAGCGACCATGGGAGGAGAGACGAGGAGGTTTAATCGATTGTACGATCAGATGGATTTGATCGACCGGGAGCTACGCAGTCGTGGACGCGACGCGAGACTCGGTCTGCTCCGTCTTTATGATCATCCGAACATACAAGTTCGCTTGAAAGCGGCCACCAGAACGTTGGGGATTGCGCCCGTTGCGGCGCGAGCAGTCATAGAAGCTATCGACGAGTCACAATGGTTCCCTCAGGCTGGCGATGCCGGCCTAACATTGCGGTATCTCGATGAAGGAACATTCAAGCCGGATTAGCGTAGCGGCTTTCAGCTCAAGGCACAGATCTCACCTGCTCGCTCAACATTGCGCCGCTGGAACTGTCCTCCGCCGACGGGCCGCGGCTTTGGACGGCGGACGATGTCGCAGCGCATGCAGCTTTGTTCAAGGATCATGCGCGCGCGGCCGGGCTGCTCGCCAAGGCGGGAGGCTGGGATGAATCGAGACATCCGCGCGTTCCCGCCGGATCGCCGGGCGGCGGGCAGTTTCAGGGCGGGCAGGGCGGAGGTGTTGCGCACGGTCGGTCGGTCACGCCCGGCATAGGGCGCGAAGGCGGGCCGCCGCTGGATCCGCCTGAGGTTCCCAAACAGGAGCCATCCCCCTTCAACACGTTTCGGCGTTATCAAGGAAGTCGCCGGTTAGGCGGCTCCATCGCTCCGGGCCAGTATAACACGCCAGGCATTTTCGATCGCGCCCGACGCACCGCGTCTTTGAATGTGGCGCCGGCTTGGCCGTGCCGCTTACGAAATCATCTCTTCCCTTTCCTATCACCTCCTCACAGCCAAGGAGCACGCATGTCCGCGCTGCGAATGTTCATACCAATTACCAAGGTCGACGCGGCGCAGCGCCTCGTTTATGGCCTCGCGACCGCGGAAGCCGAGGATCGCGCCGGCGAGATTTGCGACTATGCCTCGACCAAGCCAAATTACGAGAAATGGTCGGCCGAGATCGCGAAATCCACCAACGGAAAATCGCTCGGCAATGTCCGCGCGATGCATGGCGCCGTCGCCGCCGGCAAGGTGACGAAGATCAATTTCAACGACGCCGACAAGCAGATCGAGATCTGCGCGAAGGTGATCGACGACGCCGAATGGGAGAAGGTGGCCGAGGGCGTCTACACAGGCTTCTCGCAAGGCGGCGCCTATGCGCGGCGGTGGACGGATGAAGACGGGCTGACGCGCTACACGGCGGAGCCGAGCGAGATCTCGCTGGTCGATCTGCCCTGCCTGCCACAGGCGCGGTTTGAAATGATCAAGCTCGATGGCGCGCGCGAGCTGCGACGCTTCCGCAAGGGTTCGGACGCCGCCGCGCGGCTGCAGTTCGTGATCGACGAACTAAACGACCTTCAGAGCGCTGGAGCCCTGGACGCGGATGGCGATGGCGATGGTTCGGATGGGCCGGACCTGCGCGGCCTCATCGCGCAGGCTGCGGCGCTTTTGGGCGGCCTGTCGAATGAGGAGAACCCGGATAGCGACCGGGATGCGGAGCAGGCGGCGCAACCGCTGCGGATGTCGGCGCGTAGCCACAAGTCGGTGCGCCGGGGCGGCGCGGCTTTGTCGAAGATCGGAGCTCGCAACAGCGAGGTTGATCAGGGTCGCCTGCAGAAGTTGCACGATACGGCGGTCGAACTCGGCGCCGCGTGCGGCGGCGCGCAGAAATTTGCGGCCGGCGACGGGCTTGAGAAGAAATTCGACGCGCTCGCCGCGACGCTCGCCGATGTCCTCCAGCGGGTGAAGCAGATCGAGGCGCAGCCCTTGCCATTGCCCTTCGGCGGGCAGGCGCGGGCGATCACGAAGAATGAAGACGCGGGGTTCGATCCGCGTGGAAGCGAGGCGCTCGAAAAGCTTCTGCTCGATCCGGAAGCGCTTTCGATCCTCGCGATCAAACTCGCGCAACGCAATGGCCGTTCGCCCATGCGCTGACGCGCCGCGTTTTGGACCGATGCCGCGACGAAGCGACGCCGCGGCAAATCTCGTAGCGCAGGCCAATGGCCGCTGATTGGCGCGCGCGAGCGAGGCGATCCGGGCTCACCAGATCCGTCCGTCCGGATGGTGCGAACGGCCAGCGTTCATTTTCAAATTCTTTCAGCGAGATCTCTTCGCCAGGAGCAACCGATGACCACGATGCAGACCAATTCCCAGGACGTTCTTGATCGGATCAAGACGGCGCAGTCCAGGCCGCTCGGCGATCCGCGCTTCAAGAACCTGATTGGGCTCGAGAAGAGCACATTTTCGCAAAGCTCCGGCGCGACGTCTGGGCTCACGTTCTACGACCTCGAGCTCGGCGCGAAATTTCTCTATCCGGTGCTGACGCCGTTGCGCAACATGATCCCGCGCGTATCGGGGAAGGGCGGCATTCAGGCGGCGTGGCGCGCGATTACGGCGATCAACACCACCGGCCTCCGGTTCGGCGTATCGTCGGCCAATCGCGGCGGCGTTCTCGCCGTGGCGACGCAGGACTATACCGCGACTTACAAAGGCATCGGCGTTGAGACCAGCGTTGATTTCGAAGCGCAATTCGCCGGACAGGAATTCGACGACGTTCGCGCGATCGGCGCCAAGTCCGGCCTCGAAGCGCTGATGATCGGCGAGGAAGCGATGATCCTCGGCGGTTGTTCATCCGGTCCGCTCGGCGCGACGCCGACGCCCTCGCTCGTCGCCTCGACAAGCGGCGGAACCCTTGCCGCGCAGACCTGGTCAGTCATCTGCACCGCCCTCACTCTCGACGCGTTGATGAATGGCTCGATCGCAGGCGGCGTGCAGGGACAGATCACGCGAGCTAACGCCGACGGCTCGTCGGACACGTTCGGCGGTGGCGTCGCTAAAGTCAGCGCCAACGCCACCGTGCCGACGACCGGGGCGACCGGATCGATCAGCGCGAGCGTCGCACCGGTGCGCGGCGCTCTTGGCTACGCGTGGTTCTGGGGCGCCGCCGGCGCCGAGACGCTTGGCGCCATCACGACCATCAACTCAGTGGTCATCAGCGCGCCGGCGACCGGCGCCCAGACGGCGGCCTCCCTCGGCGCTAATGACAATTCGGCGAACCTGCTCGCTTTCGACGGCCTGATCTATCAGGCGGTGAAAGCGGGTTCGGGCGCATCTGTTTACACCATGGCCTCCGGGACAGCGGGCGTCGGCTCGCCCTTGACCGCGGACGGCTCGGGCGGCGTCATGGAAATCGACACCGTTCTGAAGTCCATGTGGGACAATTACCGGCTGTCGCCTGACACGATGTGGGTGAGTTCGCAAGAGGCGCTGAATGTTTCGAAGAAGATCCTGGCGGGCTCGCAAAACTCCGCGCAACGCTTTGTTTTCGAGACGGCGCAGGATGTCGTCGGCGGCGGCATCATGGTCCGCACCTATCTGAACCGCTTCTCGATGCAGGGCGGCAGCGTGGTCGATATCAAGGTTCACCCGAACATGCCGGCTGGCACGATTCTGTTCACGACGAGGGCGCTGCCCTATCCGCTCGCCGGCGTCGGCAATGTCGTTCAGATCCGTACGCGTCAGGACTATTACCAGATCGAGTGGCCGCTGCGGACCCGCAAATATGAATATGGCGTCTATGCCGACCAGGTGCTGCAGAACTACTTCCCGCCTTCCATGGCGCTGATCACCAATATCGGCAACGGCTGAGGTCTCGTCCGGGGCGCCCGCGCGCGGCCGTCCCGGCCAACTCGCCCGGAAAATCTCATCGAAACGCGGCGCGTCAAAAGGATGGTCGTCATGAAACTACGTGTTCCCGAAGGATGTGGAGCCATCTCGCATCTTGGGCGGACCCTCGAAATTGCCGAGGATAACTCGATTGAGGTCGATGACGATGAATGGGCCGCCTTCCTGGCGCATGGCTTTAGGCCCTGGGTCGATTGCCGGGAGGCGCCGGGCGCAGAGGAGATGACGCGGGCCGAGCTGATAGGCGCCGCCATGGACTCAACATTGAAAGCGTTGGAGGCGATGGGCACGGAGGATATCCGCGCCCGGCTGCTCGCCTCCGAGGCGGCGGCGCCAGTCGAGCAATCCTTGGTTGCTTCGGGCGTCGACGCCGATGCCGAGCGCATAGCGACGCTAAATCGGCAGGGGCTCTTCGCGTTCCTCAGAAACAAGGGCGTCTCCGTATCCCTGCCGGTGACGAATGATGCGCTGCGGGCACTGGCGCTCCAGGCGATCGGCTTGATCTGAAGCGACGTCGGAGAGGCCGGCCCAACTCGCTCCGAATATATGCCGCGAGCTCTCGCACTTTCAGCGGGGAAGGGCGGCCATGCCGTTGAAGGCCGCTCCCATCACTCTTAAAGGATATTGGCTCATGGCTTCCTCCGGTGATCTCGCCAGCCTGTCCGATGTAAAGACATGGCTTGATATTGGCGGAAGCGACGATGATGTCGTTCTGTCACGACTTATCACGCAAGTCAGCCGGGCAATTCTAAATATACTTGATCGTCCCTCGATCCTGCCGACAACCTACGCCGAGATCTACGACGGCGGCGAGGAGCGCTCGATCTTGCTGCGGCGCTGGCCCGTCAACGCCGTTCAATCCTGCAGCGTAAATGGCGTTGCGATTCCTCCCGCTCCGCCCCTTGCGGCCAACGCGCCATATTCAATCGGCTACATTCTGGACGGAGGGGAGGCGCCGCCGCCCGGGCGCATGCAGCGGCTCTCGCTGCGTGGCCGGCGCTTCGCGCGCGGGCTGCAGAATGTCGCGATCTCCTATTCGGCAGGCTATCAGATCATGGGCGAGACTGCAGTGGCGCCGGCGGGCTCGCCCTACAGCGTCGCAGCGTTGGCGCCCTACGGCGATTGGGCCTCAGATGATGGTGTTTCTTACGCTGGCGGCGGCGCGCTGACGGCGGTCGCCTCCAATCCTGGCGCCGGACAATATTCCGCCGCCAATGGGGTCTATTCATTCGCCGCTGCGGATGCCGGGGCCGCGCTGATCCTGACATATGGCTATGTGCCCGCTGATCTGGCCGTCGCGTGCCTCGACTGGGTCGCCGAACGCTACGCCTATCGCTCGCGTATCGGACAACAATCAAAATCGCTTGGCGGCCAGGAAACGATGGCTTTCATCGTCAAGAGCGTGCCGGATTTCGTCGCGAGCGCGTTGCAGCCCTATCGGCGCGTCGTGACGCCATGATCGAAGCGATCCTCGATGCAGGCGCAGTCGATCGCGCGTTGCTTGAGCGGGCGGATGCCTTGCGCACCGCGCTCGAAGCGCGAACTCAGCAGAAACTGTCAGGAGAGGTTCTGCAGGCGCGTTCCGGGGCCCTTGCGGCTTCGATCCAATCCTCGGTCGAGGACGACGGGACCGCTGTGTCCATTGTCGCCTCGAGCATCGGCGCGCCATATGCCGCGATCCAGGAATTCGGCGGCAAGACCACGGCGCACGACATCGTTGCGGTGAAGGCGAAGGCGCTGGCCTTCGCTGCGGCCAGCGGCCAGGTGGTCGCCAGAGGCGTCCACCACCCGGGATCTACGATTCCGGCGCACTCCTTCATCGGTGGGTCTTTCGCGGAGATGAGCGCGGAAATTGTTGGTGGCCTGAAGCAGGCTGTGTTGGACGCTTTGCGACAAGCCTGAGGCAGGACGCGACGCCGGCGTGCGAAAAAAATGCGCCCATCACCTTTTTGGAAACAGGAGTAGACATGGCCGGGGCAAGCCGGGAGACCGCCATAGCGGCGTTGCAGAACCTCGTCGCCGGCGCCTACGCCTGGAAGCTCGGGCCGGTGCGGCGCCTCAAGCTTTGGAGCGACGTGCCGGCGATGAGCCGTCCCGCCTGCTTCTTGTTCGAGGGCGGTCAGGAGACCTATTCCTGGAGCGAGAGCGCGGCGCCGAAGCGCGCGATCGAGGTCAGGCTTTTTATCTACCTCAATGCCAAGGATCCGGCCGTTGCCGGTGCGGCGCTCTTGAATGACGTGTTGGATAGCCTTGACGGCGCCTTTGCGCTGTCCGGCGCCGATCTCGCCATAGGCCGCAACACGCTGGGCGGGGCGGTCCATCATTGTCGCATCGATGGCAAGGCGTTGAAAGACCCCGGCGATCTCGATGGGGACGCGCTGTTGATCGTTCCGGTGAAGCTGATCCTGCCCTAGAGAGATTAAGGAAATCATCGGTGCGACGCCGCGTTTTCCTTTGGGGCAAACGGACGCGGCGGCATCGGCAATGGTCGAACGAGAGAGGTCTTCAATGTATAGTTTCGGCTCGGGCGTATTGTTCGGAACCCGTACGGATATCGCGAATGCGACGCCGGTGAATTTCGGCCTCGTGCAGGAGGTCACTATCGAGGAAACCGCCAGCATCAAGGAGCTGACGGGCCAGTACCAGCGTCCCGTGGCGGTCGCACGCGGCACGATCAAGACGACGGGAAAGGCGAAAGTCGCGCGAATTTCCGGACTGGCATTCGCCAATCTGTTCTATGGCGTGACGCCGACATCGGGCCAGCTGGCAACTTCATTCGCCGAAGCGGGCGCGGTCCCGGTTGCTTCGCCTTACACAGTCTCGGTGGCGAACGCGTCAACATGGGTCAAGGACCTCGGCGTGCTCTACGCTGCGACCGGTCTTCCGCTATCGCAGGTCGCCTCGGCGCCTGCGGCAGGTCAGTATGCGGTCGTGGCCGGCATCTACACATTCGCCGCGGCCGATACCGGAAAGGCTGTCCTTATCAGCTATAACTACTCGCTCGCGGCGACGGGTCAGCAATTCACCGTCGCCAATCAACTGCTTGGAACGACGCCGACCTTCCAGGCGAACTTCTATACGACGTTTCAGGGGCAGGCGATTTCACTCAAGCTCAATAATTGCACGTCAAGCAAGTTGAGTTTTGTCACCAAGCTGGAAGATTTCGTCATGCCGGAGTTTGATTTCTCCTGCTTTGCCGATGCCGCCGGCAATGTGATGACGTGGTCGTTTGCGGAGGCGTCGTGATGCGGATGGGAACCCAAATGATTAAGCTTGGCGAGCGCGAATGGGCGGTGCGGCCGCTGACGCTGCGCCAGGTGCAGGAAATCGAACCTATTCTGCTGGCTGGCGCGCCGGAGGCTACGGGGAATGTGACCGCCGCCATGGCGATCGTCGCGATCGCGCTTCGGCGGGACCATGCGGAGGCCGCGGCCGCGCTCGGCGATGTCGAAGCGACGGCGCCTGAGATCGGCGCCGCCATGGCGGCGATCCTTCGCCTCGGCGGCTTTCTTCCATCGTCTGAAGGAGATGACAAGCTGGGGGAAGCCTGAGCGGGCGCGACGGCCGCGAGGTCCGCGCCCGCATCGACTTCGATTTCATATACGCGCGGCTCATGACGGGATGTGGTTACACCCCGGCCGAGATCGACGAGATGACGCTGCATGACGTGCTCGCGCTTTTCGCTTATTGGCGAGACTTTCCGCCGGCGCACGAGATCCTGAAATGCGTCTACCGCATCGAGCGCAAGGTCGACGCGCCGGTCGCATTGAGCGCCTCCGATCCAAGCGGGATCGGCGGTCTCATCGCACGCTATCCCGGCGGCTTTGTTGGGGCCGCCCAAGGCGGGTGAACAAGGCCGCGCGTGAGTAGAGCGTGTTCTCTCCAGCCTCGTTGAGGATTGTCCCGATGGCCGATGACGTTTCTATCCGATTTACCGCCGATGTTTCGGATCTGCAGAAAGGCTTGCAGCAGGCTGCGAACGCTGTTGACGGTACGACGGCTTCACTGCGGGCCGGCGCCGCCCAGATCAACGCCACCTTCGCCGGGTTGTCGCAAGCTTACGCCAGTAACGCCGCGCAGAAAGTGACATCGGCGCAAAGCTCCAGCGACGTCGATCTTGCGATCGCGCGGCAGGCCGAGAAGACCAAGTATGACATCGCGTTGAATGGATTAAGTCTGCAATCCTCCGTGATCAAGGAGGAGGCGCAGACTGGGCAGATGTCACGGAGCCAGGAGTTGGCGGCCCTGCTGGCGTCGGAAAAGGAACGCGAGGACATCGAGGCGCGCCATCTTCAGGCGCTACAAGGCACGTATCAGCAGGGAACGCTGGCCTATGCGACGGTGCAGCGGCAGATCGACGAACTCGCCAGCCAGTCCGCGTTGAGGCGCCAGCAGATCGGGCGCGACGTCAACCAACAAATTTATGCCGACTATCGGCGCACATTCGACCAGATTGGATCGAGCGTCACGAGCTCGATCATGGGCATGATCAAGGGGCACGAGACGCTCCGCGCCGCCGTCCAGCAGGTCACTTTATCGATTGTCCAATCCTTCATCGCGGCGCGGGTCAGGTCAACCGCCGAACTTCTGGCTGGGCTCGCAGCCAATACGACGGCGACGCAAGTGGCGGAGACGGCGCAGACGGGCGCGGTCGCAGCGGGCGCATCGGCGCGAGCCGGACTCGCGAGCACGGCGGCGGCGGCTTCCAACGCCACGATCGTCGGAAGCGTACTGAAAAACATCAGTGCATCGGCCGCGGAGACCTTCGCCGGAATCTTTGGCTTTCTCGCGCCGGTTATGGGGCCTGCCGCGGCCGGCCCCGCAGCTGCGGGCCAGGCGACGGCCATGGCGGTGGCGGGCGGCCTCGCCGTCGGCGCGTGGGAGCTGCCATCCGACATGATCGTGCAGGCGCATAAGGGCGAAATGGTTGTTCCGGCAGGCGTAACGCCGTGGGCGCAGGGTTTGATGGCGAATGGCGGCGACGGTGGCGCCAGCGCTGGAGGAGGTGGGACCGTGCATGTTCATCACGCCACGAATTTCAGCATCCAGGCGATCGACGCATCTGGCGTCAGGCAATTCCTAAAGAACAATGGAAGGCAGATTCTGCGCGCGATCAACGATGGCGTGCGCACGGGCTCGCATCTGGGTCTCAGCAAGCTCGGCGGCTCCGTCTGACGCATGAGCTACGTGAGCGGCGTCAATCTCCTCCCGGCGACGGGTGAGTTCACCTATGACACGGTGGCGTATCGGGGCCAGAGGGCGCAGCCGCCCGGCCCTTTGCTCCAGATCAACGCCTACGCAAACCAGGCTTCATTTCGCACGGATTTGGAGCTTTCGATCGACCAGCTTCTCGCGGCGTTTCCCGGCTGCGAAACGGTCGCCATCGTTTGCGCCTGGTTCTTCAATTCGGAGTTGGCCGGCGCCTGCCACGTCTATCCTTCGACCACCTATGTCAACAATCTTCCTGGATCTGCAGACACGGACGCCTTCCAATTCTGGAATGGCGCGGAATGGGCGAGTGATCATTGGCGCGTCTCGGGCCTCACGGAAACCTCGGTCTATGTCGTTCCGATTTCGCAGATCAACGGTTCCTATGCATATGGCGGGACGCCTTCGGATCAGTCCATCGTTCGCTGCATCCAATATCTGAAATCCAGAGGCCTGAGGGCCGTCTTTTACCCCTTCCTGCTTGGTGACATTCCCGGTTCCTATCCCTGGCGCGGAAGGATCGCTTATGCGCCAGACCTGTGCAGTCCGGATCGATCCGACGCGGCGACCAGTGCCGTGGCGGCGTTTCTCGGGTCGGCTTCCGCCGGCGATTTCAGCCGCGATCCTGTCATGCTGACCGTCGCATATTCCGGCGTCCCGAACGACTACACCTATCGCCGAATGATCCTGCACTACGCCAATTTATGCGCGATCGCGGGCGGCGTCGATCTGTTTCTGATCGGGTCCGAACTCCGAGGACTCGAAGTCATCCGCGGGGCCGGCTGGACAAACGAGGGCGCCACCAGCGGCGGCTCGGTGACATGGGATTATCCTTTCGTCAATGGATTGATCACGCTAGCCGATGACGTCCGCTCTATTTTTGATGCAGCCAGCCTGACCAAGGATCTCGCGGGGCTTCACAATCTGATCAGCTACGCCGCCGACTGGTCATCGTGGATGGGCGTCAGCCATAGCGCGTCGAATCCGGCCTCGCCAAACGGCCAATGGCCGCACCTCGATCAGCTCTGGGCGCACTCGAACATCGATCTCGTCTGCTTCGATAATTATCTCCCGTTGTCCGACTGGACGACGGCCCGGAATGGCGGGCAGGACGCGCTGAACTGGTCTGAAGCGGCGCCGGTGAACTGGCCGCCAACGGCGCCAGAGTCCATCGGACTCGGACTTTCTGGGACGCCGCGGCTCAATAGCAAGGCTTATCTCAAGGCAAACGTCGAGGGTGGCGAGCGCTTCAACTGGTTCTACTTCGACGGAGGCAATCTCGGCCGCGGCTCCGATCCGAACGGATCGGATCTGAAAGTCTCACTGCCCGAGGGCGACAGGCTGACGCAAAGCCGCAATCGCTATTATCTGAACCAGCAAATACTCGGCCAAAAGCAAATCCGCTGGTGGTGGAACAATCCGCATCAGGCGCTTTATGACGATGGCGACGGAACGGGCGAAAGCCCGAAGGGCTCGCCGACGCTCTGGACCGCGAATTCAAAATCCGTGGCTTTCACTGAATATGGCTTCCCATCCTGCGACCGGTCGACGAACCAGCCGAATGTGTTTTTCGACGCGAAATCGAGCGAAAGCGCGACGCCCTATTGGTCAATATGGGATCCGGCCGATGGCGGCGGCTATCAGCCGCGCCGCGACCAGAATCTGCAGCTGCTCGCCCTCGAGGCGTTCCACGAATATTGGTTCGTAGACGGCAACAACGCGACGGTTGGCGGCGTGCCAATGATACGCCAAGCCTTTTGCTCTGTTTGGAACTGGGATGCGCGGCCGTTTCCCGTCTTTCCGAACCTGAACTCCGTCTGGGGCGACGCCGGCAATTGGCAAGCGGGCAATTGGTTGAATGGAAAGGGGCCATTCGTCGCCGTTCCGGCGCCGGATCCAGCGCCTTCACCTGCCGCCTACGTCGCGTTTCCAACACTGGCCGGACAAGGCTGGAACGCGCGTTACAGCCCTCGGTTTCTGACCGGCGTAGCAGATCATGTGTCCGGCCGATCCAGCCGCTGTGCGCGGGCCTTCGCCCCCGTTGTTGAAATCGAGATTGCTTTCGATCTTCTTCGAGCGCCGCCGACGTTTGCGGAATTGCAAACCCTTCTCGGCTTCCTCGAAGCGCATTTCGGCCAGGACCGGCCGTTCACCTTTCCGGTTCCTGCTGACTTGCAGGCGACGCTTGGCCTTAGCCCCCCATTCACCTGCCGCTTTGCTGCGGACCAGCAAGATTTTGAAGAGTTCATGAGCGAGTTCTGGCGCGTTCAATCGCTGACATTGCGAACGGTCAAGGGGGAATAATGGACGCGCATAACATATGGGTTGTCAAAAACCAGGTGAACGTCAATCGCTTGCGGGCAATTTGCCCGGAGACACACGCCACCGTTCAAATGTTTGATGTGCGCACCGTTCGACTCCTTGAGAAGCGTGGCGAGAAGGCAGTGAAATGCTGGCTGCATCAGGAATTAATACATTGACGCCGCCTTCATTCCCGAGCCTCGCCGGCCAGGGTTGGTCAGTTCACAAAAAGCCGCTTTTCTCCACCCGCGTCGCTTCGCATGCGTCAGGGCGGGAGGCGCGGACGCCTTTTTTTTCGTATCCCCTGTACGAGTTTGAGCTGACCTTTGACGCTCTCGACTCCGGATCACGCTATCCGGGCCTGGGTTCCTATGGCCTGCAAAGCCTGATGGGGCTTTTCCTCAGTGTGCAGGGGCAGTTTGGAACATTTCTCTATACCGACCCGACCGACAACGCCGTCATATCGCAAACCATAGCGTCCGGCGACGGTACGACGACGGCTTTCCCTTTCGTGAGGACCCTTGGGGGCTTCACTGAACCGGTGGGATGGGTAACGGGCGTGAACAACGTCTATCTCAATGGCGTTGTGCAGAAATCCGGCTTTTCGCTCAACACGCCGAACACGCTTGCCTTCCTAACAGCGCCCGGCGCCGGCACAGTGATCGCTGCGGACTTCAGAGCTGGCTCCGCTTGTCTGAACACATTCCTGCGAATGATAAGTGGAGCGTCTGCCGGGTTCAGGCTGCCGCGATCTGCGACAGCCGGTTGAAATAGGCCTGATCTGGCGTCTGCCGGT